TTACAGTTGTAACCTGTTTTCCATTCATTTCCGCTAAGGCCTCTTCCTTCATTTGCTTATAAAGCTTATTTTGTTCAGGAGTCAAATCTATTTGTCTTTTTATAAAAATTTTATCCGGTAAATCTAAACAATTTTTCTTTAACACGCGATAAGAAAAAGTTTTTACCATATCTGAGAGTTCATTCAGATTTTTAAATCCTGATACAAGATTAATAATTCTTCCTGCAATATTAACCTGTTTCATTTCAGCGTAACGATTTCTAAAAGTATAATAAGAAGCATGATCTAATAAATAAGGGTCTAAAAATTCGCATTGAGAATAGAGATCAAGAGGATTTTTGGTAACAGGAGATCCTGTAAGAATTCTTCGATATAAAGAAAGTTTTGATAGTTCAATAATATTTTTTGTTCTTTTAGCTTTGGGGTTTTTAATAGTAGTAGACTCATCTACAACCATCATAGGTTTATGAGATCTTAAGAATTTAGCAGCAAAAATCTTACCTTTATTAGTACTTAAAGCTTCTACATTCATAATTAAAATATGAAGGTCTTCACCCGTTTCAAATAAACGATCTAATTTATCCTGTTGTTTTTGATTAATATTAGCCTGCCACGCTACAGTTACATTTTCCACATGCTTAGGTAAATGAATAGGAAGTTCCTGATTATACCAAGTTCCTGTAACTCCTTTGGGAGCTATAATTAAAACTCCATCAATTCTTCCTTTATCATAAAGAATAGCTAAATTATCAATTAATACTTTGGTTTTACCGGTACCCATTTCCATAAAATAAGCGAAGGTTTCTTTATTCCAAGATTTTTCCAAAGCCTTATATTGATGCCGATACGGCCTCGTCTTAAACTTATAATCCATAATTATACTTTCTTGACGCGCATTATATCACATGCTATAATGGCTGTCAATGAAAGAAATAGTACAAACTAAAGAAAATATAGTTTATGTTATTCAAGAAATTGCCGGTACTAGAGTAGGCAGGCCTAAAATTAACATTATAGGAGCTACTCGGTATGGAAACTTAAAATTTTTACTCAAAGAAGATTCTCAAATAATTTTTTCTCCGGGTCCTATTTATCATAAATTGAGACGACTTTTAAAAGATTTCACAACAAATGACTATCTTCTATTGACAGGAGATCCAGCTATCATTCTTTTAGCAGGTATAATAGTTTCCGACTTAACGAATGGAAAATTTAAGCTACTTAAATGGGATAAGCAGGAATCAAAATATTACCCTATAGAATTTGATATTTATCAAAAAGAGGAACTGCCTTAATTCCACCATAATTCTTTGATAGAATACGTTTATGAATAAAGACAGACATTATTATAAACTTATAAATAGATTAGAACGTGCAGAAACATGGGCTAAAGATTTTATAGCAACAGAAAGACAAATTGAGATTAGCGACAAAGTGACGCAGGATCTTGGAAAAGAATCTCCTGTCATACATTTTGTGGCAAATTTAGTCATGCTTCCTACAATTTCCTTGACTTTTCTGAAAAAAGTGTTAGTATGGCATTCATATAAAAAATGTAAGAAAGAAATAGAAATATTAAGAAAGGAAATAGAAAAATATGAATAATCTTGCAGAACAAATGGAAAAGGATCAAACTGAAGTTATTAGTAACACTAGTAACATAAAAAGTTTATCTGATGAAATATTAAAATTAAGAGCGATGGAAGATCAATTAAAAATTATGGAAGATGCTCTTAAAACTAAGAAAAAAGAATTAGACAGAATGTCAGGAGAAGTCATTCCTACAATGCTAGCAGAGATGGGTTTATCCCAACTCAAATTAGCCGATGGATCTTCTGTTGATGTAAAACCGTTTTATAGTGCTACTATCTCTGTTCAAAACAAAGATAAAGCTTATAACTGGCTTCGTCAAAATGGCCTAGGAGATATTATTAAAAATGAAATCTCCGTCTCTTTCGGTCGTAACGAAGATAACAAGGCAGCAGAATATGCTGAACTTGCGAAGGGTCGTGGGTATCAACCGACACAAAAGCTGAAGGTTGAGCCTATGACTCTGAAAGCGCTAGTCCGTGAGCGTATTGAGGCAGGTAAAGAAATGCCAACGGAAATTTTCAATGTATTCATTGGAAATAAAACAACAATAAAAAGGAAACAATAACTATGAACCAAGAAACAAACATAGCGAAAAAAACAAATGCAGGTGCATTGTCAACGAATTTATTCGAAGCTGATGCAAATGCTGGCTCTCAAAATATTGCGCAAGAAGATCTTGCGTTGCCTTTTTTGAAAGTCTTAGGACAACTGTCTCCTGAAGTAAATGTAAGAGATTCAAAATATGTAAAAGGCGCACAAGCTGGCATGATTTTGAATACTGTCACAGGTGATTATTATGACGGTGACAAAGGAGTCGAAGTATTGCCGGTTTTCTATAAAAGACAATATATAGAATGGCAAGACAGAGGCGAAAGTACAGGTGGACCGATTGCAATCCATGAAGTTAATAGTGATATTGTGGGTAAAGCTACCCGTGATAAATCTAACAAGGATAGATTACCTAATGGTAATTACCTTGAAAATACGGCAAGTCACTTCGTGGTCCTAATAGGTAAAAATCCAGCAACAGCTTTGATTTCTATGAAGGCTACTCAATTAAAAATTAGTAGAAAATGGAACTCAATAATGATGGGGATAAAAATGCAGGGGAAAAACGGATTGTTTACTCCCCCAACTTACAGCCACATTTACAAACTAAGAACTGTTCAACAGTCTAACGACAAAGGAACATGGTTTGGTTGGGATGTATCTAAAATGGGGCCTCTCCAAGATCAATCAGTTTATGGAATAGCTAAAAATTTTGCTGAACGTATCAGTAAAGGCGAAATAAAAGCTAAACATGGAACTGAAGAACCTAAAACCGAAGTTCCATATTAAAGATTTCACGTGGACGTGAATTCTTGCAAGGAGGAGGCGATAACCTAGCGGAAATCGCCTTCTTAAACAAAGGATAATATGGAAAAGAAATTTATAGAAATATTTAGTGGCTTAAAAAGAGCCCACGGGTGTACTTACATCAACACCACTCCAAAAAATGGTTTAAAATTAAAAACAAAATCTTTTGTTAAAAGAGAAAATGTTACCGATGAACATTTTCAAAAACATTTAAATGGAGTCGAACCAACTTTAGGTATTATTCCTATCAATGAAAAAGATAATTGTAGATGGGGATGTATAGATGTTGATAGCTATGCTGGATTTGACCATAAAAAATTATTAAACAAAATCAAAACTCTTAATCTTCCTCTAATAATCTGCAGATCAAAAAGTGGTGGAGCACATATTTTTTTATTCATTGAAGGATGCATAGAGGCTAAAATTTTAAGAGATAAATTAAATGAAATTAGGGCCATACTAGGATTTGGAAATGCAGAAGTTTTTCCTAAACAAATTGAATTAAAATCAGAAGAGGACACAGGTAATTTTTTAAATCTTCCTTATTTTGGGGGAGATAAAACAACTCGATATGCATTTAAAAATGATGGGACAGCTGCTAGTCTAGAGGAATTTTATACTTTATACGAGATTCATAAAGTTAAACCTGAAAATGTAAGTAGTATAAAAATTCAAAGAGAAGAATCTGAATTTAGCGATGGTCCTCCATGTATAGAGACATTATCTATAGAAGGAATATCCGAGCCTGGTAGAAACAACGCTCTTTTTCATTTTGCAATTTATGCAAAAAAGAAATGGCCCAATAATTGGAAAGAAAAAATATCATGGTTTCATGCAAAATATATTAATGGAGATCTAGAACAAAAAGAAATAGACACCATTAAAAATCAGCATGATAAAAAAGATTGGGGATGGAAATGTAATGATGTCCCCATGTGTAATCATTGTGATAAACAATTATGCAAGACAAGACAATATGGAATTGGAAACCAAGCAATGTTCCCGGAACTTAGCGATCTTCAAGAGATTCAATTAGAAGAACCTTCTTATTATTTAAATGTAGATGGAAAAAGGCTAAAGATTCCTAACGCTAAATATTTAAGGCAACAACCTTTATTTGAAGAAGCATGTATTGCAGGCGTAGGAATTTATCCCCCAAGTATGAAACTTAAGGACTGGAAAACCCTTGTAAATCAATTACTTAGCACCCGTGAAATTATTTCTCCTCCAACAGGAACTTCAAAAAAGGATCAGCTTAAAAATCATTTAGAAGAATTTTGTACTAACCGTACTTCCACTACTGTAGAAAAAGAAGACATAAAAAAGGGAAGTGTATTTACTGAAAATGGAAAACATTATTTTCTTTTTGATTCTTTTTTCTATGGTTTTCTTCAAAGAAGAAGATGGGATGTTAAATTTCAAGAGACAAGTCAAATGTTAAAAGAACACTGTGAATGTACAACAGAAAGAATGGTGTTAGGAAAAAGTAGACCTACCATAACTATTCTTAATTCTTTTGAAAAACGAATTGATGACTATAAACAAAAAGAACTAAAACCAAAGGCTCCTTTTTAATGTTTAAAAGATGTTTTCTAGAAAGTTTTATTGATGTGGGTTCAGGTTACCTTCTAGCAATTGCAATACAGCTATTAATTTTTCCATTCTTTGGGCTTTATCCCACGGTTCTAGATAGCATGGGAATCGCTTTAATATTTACCGGAGTATCTATCATACGTTCAGCTATTTGGAGAAATTTTTTTAGGAGATTTAAATGAAAACTATTGTAATTGGACCACCAGGCACAGGGAAGACTACTACATTATTAAATCTAGTAGATAAATATTTGAAAAAAACTGATCCCAATAAGATAGGTTATTTTGCATTTACACAAAAAGCAGCGAAGGAAGCTAGAGAAAGAGCAATGGATAGGTTTGGATATTCCGAAGATGATCTTCCTTATTTTAGAACTCTTCATTCATTAGCATTTAGACGATTAGGATTACAAAAAGAAAATGTCATGCAGAAAAGACATTATGAAGATCTAGGAAAAAAATTAGGGTTTCCAGTAGACTATGAAGATAACCTAACAGATATGAATGGAATTTTTTCTACGAAAAGTGATTATCTTAAAATTATTCAATTAGCTAAACTTAGAAATATTTCTTTTGAGCAACAATTTAATTTAAATCAACACGCCCAAGATATTGAACTAGATAAGTTAAAAATTATCGCTAATGAATTAGAGCGCTATAAAAAAGAGTATGGTCTTATTGATTTCAATGACATGATTTTAAAATTTATAAAATCTGATGCCTCCCCTAATTTTGAAGTAGTCTTTATAGATGAAGCCCAAGATTTAAGTTTAATGCAATGGGATATGGCTAGAACGATATGGGATAAAACTAAAGACAATTTCATTGCCGGAGATGATGACCAAGCTATTTTTAAATGGGCTGGCGCTGATGTAAATAGTTTTGTGACTTTAGGTGGTACATTTATAAAATTAACTCAATCATTTCGGGTCCCTTCAAAAATTCATGAATTTGCTATGAAAATTATAAATAAGGTAGGAAATAGAATTCCTAAAAATTGGAAACCTAGAATGGTAGAGGGAAAATTAACAACTTATCATGATTTTAGACACATTGATATGTCTACTGGAGAATGGCTAGTTCTAACACGAACAAGAAGCATGCTGGATGATCTCGAAGATACTATCTATAAAAATGGATGGTACTACAAAAATAAATTTAAAAAATCATACGAGGAAGATCTATACGAAGCCATTACTAACTGGGAAAAATGGAGAAAAGGATCTGTTATGGATTATAGCCAAATTAAAAAAATTTACAGTTATATGAGTCCTACGCACTGTGATCGAACTCAATTAGTATTATTAGACAAGGATTCATTTTATAACATAAATGAATGCAAAGATAAATTTGGACTCCGTGTGGATAAAGTATGGTATGAATCTTTGGATGAGGCTCCCTGGAGAAAGATAGGATACATAAGAAAAATGAGACAAAATGGAGAAAAATTAAATAAAAAACCAAGAATTTTATTGTCAACTATTCATGGTGTTAAGGGTGGTGAAGCAGATAACGTAGTATTACTGACAGATTTAACTAAACGAACAATGAAAGAATATGAAACTCAACCTGATGAAGTTAACCGTTTGTTCTATGTCGCTGCAACACGGACCAAGGAACATCTTCATATTGTAGAACCAAAAGACATTTATAAATCATTTAGAATATGAGCGTATACAAAAAACAAATTGGAGGATCTCACTATAAAGACATGAAGATTCAACCCAGTGAATTTATTAATAAAAACAAATTGCTGTTTGCCGAAGGAAATGCTATTAAATATATTTGCAGACACGCAGCTAAAGGAGAAGTACAAGATTTGGAGAAAGCAAAACATTACATTGATATGATTATTGAAAGAGATTATTCTTAATGCAAACCCCCTTATTTATGCCACCAACAGAATGGCTACCCCCAGAAGAATTTCCTGATTTAACTCAAGCATGTGAAATAGCAATCGATTTAGAAACTAAAGATCCAAATTTAAATATAAGAATGGGATCAGGTTCAGTAGTAGGAGTTGGTGAAGTCGTAGGAATATCCGTAGCTACAGAAAATTTCTGTGCCTATTATCCTATTGCTCATGAAGGTGGAGGGAATCTGGACCGTCAGATGGTTTTAAAATGGCTTAAAGATGTTTTAAATACACCAGCAGATAAAATTTTTCATAACGCCATGTATGATGTTTGTTGGTTACAATCTCTAGGTTTAAAGATTAATGGAAGAATTATAGATACCATGATTGCAGCAGGACTGGTTAATGAAAATAGATTACGTTATGACTTGAATGGAATATGTAGAGATTATATTGGAAAAGGAAAAGATGAAGCAGCTTTATATGAAGCTGCAAAAAGTTGGGGAGTAGACCCTAAAGCCGAAATGTATAGACTTCCAGCAATGTATGTTGGGACATATGCGGAACGCGACGCTCAACTCACTCTGGAGTTATGGCAAGTACTTAAGAAAGAAATTTTGACCCAAGATATTGAATCTATTTTCAAAATGGAAATGGAATTATTTCCATGCCTTGTTGATATGAGGTTTCTAGGTGTACGTGTAAATCAAGAACAAGCTGCGATCGAAAAGAAAACATTAATAGAACAAGAAAGAAAAATGCTAGGTGAAGTGTATGTGGAAACCAAAATTGAAGTTCAGATCTGGGCTGCCAGATCCATTGCTAAAGTATTTGATAAGCTGGGATTACCTTATGAGCGCACAGTTAAAACTGAAGCTCCAAGTTTTACCAAGAATTTTTTAGCGAATCATCCTCACCATGTTGTGAAGTGTATTGCCAAAGCTAGAGAAATTAATAAAGCTCACACAACTTTTATAGATACCATCCTTAAACATAGCCAAAAAGGTAGGATTCATGCGGAAATTAACCAACTTCGGTCCGAAGGTGGAGGAACCGTGACGGGCAGATTCTCGATGAATAATCCAAATTTACAGCAGGTTCCAGCAAGAAATAAGGAACTTGGACCACGGATCAGATCATTATTTATTCCTGAAGAAAAATGTAAATGGGGTTGTTTTGACTACAATCAACAAGAGCCAAGACTCGTCGTACACTATGCATCCGAACTAAATTTATATGGAGTGGATGAAGTGGTTCAGTCTTACAAAAATGAAGATGCAGACTTTCATAAAATTGTTGCGGATATGGCTAATATTCCCAGACTTCAGGCGAAAACAATTAACTTAGGATTATTTTATGGGATGGGAAAAAATAAACTACAGGCTGAATTAGGGGTAAGTAAACTAAAAGCCGAAGAACTATTTAAAACGTATCATGACAAAGTTCCATTTGTAAAACAACTTATGGATGCAACAATGAAGCGTGCTCAGGATTCAGGAAAAATTAGAACATTACTTGGAAGACTTTGTAGATTTCATTTGTGGGAACCCAATCAGTTCGGAATTCATAAAGCATTACCACACGATCAAGCAATCTTGGAACACGGAGCAGGGATCAGAAGAGCTTTTACTTATAAAGCATTAAACAAATTAATACAGGGATCAGCAGCCGATATGACTAAAAAAGCAATGATTGATCTACATAAAGAAGGAATTATACCTCATATACAAGTACATGATGAGTTGGATATTTCCGTAAAAGATGATAAAGAGGCTAAACAAATAGTACAAATAATGGAATCTTCGGTTGCACTAGAAGTACCTAATAAAGTAGACTACGAATCTGGTGACAATTGGGGTAATATAAATTAGGAGGAACTATGGAAAAAGTAAAACAAGTTTGGACATGGGCAAAAGCTCATCCACAGACATCTATCATTGCAGTGATAGTAGTCATTGCTATTTATTTTCTAGTAAACTAGGGCCACATGAGAGATGGCTTATCTGAATGTAAACATTCCTGTAACTTATGCACAGATCAGGAGAGAATATCTCTATGACCTTAAAGACCACCATGGAGAGGTGGAGGATTGTATTATATTTGGGTTGGCATCGATTACGGGACGTCCTATACTCTTTCACGCTATTATGGAAAATGGTGCGGTCTTTTACCGTCTCCCTATATCAGCATTCATTCAAAGAGGATTTAGAGTCGATCAAGTTCCTGGATGTAGACTTGATGAGCTGGAGCTATGGAATTGCTTTAGTTACTATCCTAGCGTTACTTCTTTTGATATCCTGGACGCCCAGTCTGGGAAATATATAGGAAAAGATAAAAAATGGTATCCAGGTGCTTATCTCTTTACTGTTGACTGGGCACATCCAGAGAGTAATATAATAGATACAGATCACTCGGAAATTCCGCACGAACATAAGTGCGCACATATATTGGCATTAGACAATGGCAATTATGCAGCTCAACCAAATAATAGAATTATATGGAGTATTCCTTCATTTACTGTTAAGGATAAAGTTCCTTACGATTGGAAGGTCCAGACTTCCGAATGGAATGTTGAAGATGATCGTCAATGGAAAACAGAAGATTCTGATAGATTCTTCTATAATATTGAGGAGAAGAAGGATGATTAAAAAATGGTGGAAAAAAGTTATGGATTGGTTTTTTAAGGATTTTTATGGAACAAAATAAGTGTAAGCATTGTAACTGTGGATGTCACTGCAATGTTAAAGAACACGGTGATATGTATGGTTTATGTTCTTGTTTAACATGCGAACATGACATGGAGGAGTGTGAAGCGTGCCAATAGATCCAAAAAAATGTTGTGGTATGCACTCCAAAGAAAAAGAAAACTCTGGAGAATGTTGTCAGCTAAACGAAAAAGACGACTCAGAACAAGCAACATATGAAAACGAAGTAAATAAGGAGAATCATGAATAAACTATTCATGGTCCTGGCTTTATTATTTGCTCTGAGCGCCTGCTCGGTAGGCAAAAAATGTACCTATACACAAGAAGGAACTAAAATATCTTCTTGGATTTGGTTTACAAAAGATATGCCAGCGGACTTAGACAAAAACAATTGTAATTAGGAGATTA